ACTACCACCAAACCAAACTCGCAGAGGTCATCCGTAAGCACATAAAATTGGCCGATTGGGTTACCTGTACCACCGAGCATCTTGCCTCTCGCATACGGCCTCTAAATGCGAATGTGAGCATTTTGCAGAATGAACCCTACGAAGCCTACCAGCAGTTCATTCCCAACCCCGAAGAAGAACCCGACAAGCATCTCGTCAAGTTCGGGTGGTTCGGAGGTGCGCAGCATGGCGAGGACATGGAACTGCTCCGTGAGGCGATGCAGAAACTACGCTGGGACGCAAACCTTGACGGCAAGTACCGCCTCTATCTCGGAGGATGGAACGACAACAACCCCGTTTATGAGGGCTACGAGAAAATCATCAGCGACCAAGGGAACAATCCGAACTACGGACGCATTCAAGCAGCGGACATCTACTCCTACGTCGGGGGCTACAACTTCGTGAACGTAACCCTTGCACCGCTCCGGGACACTAAGTTCAACAAACTCAAATCCGAGTTGAAGGTGGTCGAGGCAGGGTGGATGAACAAAGCAATCATCGCAAGCGAAACCATCCCCTACACCGACGTAATTCGACACGGAGAGAACGGGTTCTTGGTTCCTTACAACAAACCCAAGGACTGGTACAAGTACATCAAGCAGTTAATCCTTGACCCCGACCTGCGTAAAGGCTTGGCTGACAACCTAACGGCCGACATCAAAAAGCGGTTCAACGTGGCTGAAACCGCCAAGAAGCGGGCCGAACTATACAGACGAATTGGGCGCAAATTGTGAAATTCGGGGGCATCGCACATTTACAAGCAGATGCTTTACCTGAACCCTGACACGACCAACACCCTGACGGTTACTTGGACCGAGCGAGCCAGCACGGGGGACCGCTACATCTTGCGCCTCACGAGCATCGCAAAGAACACAACGACGGATTACACCCTGCTGAAATCCGCAAACCTTTCTTCCTACACCAACCGCTATGACCAATTTTCGATTGCCGTGGGGTCGCTTGAAACAGGCTCGTATAAGTATGAAGTTTACGATACCAATAGCACGGTTGCCGCTGCTTTGGCGGTCGTTGAAACGGGCTTGGCATTTGTACAAACCGCAACGATAGGCTTCAATACCTACGCAAACACAATCACTTACAACACCTTCCTCGCATCCAGCGTGAGGGTATTCGATTCAACCTTTGACCAATCCTTCGCATGAGCGTACAAACACGAAGCCAACTCCAAGCGAGCGCCTTAACCATCACCAACGAAACCGCTGCCGGGGCCAACACCGCATCCCGTGTGGGCGGTCTATTCGACGACCTTGCAGACACCGCAACGCTTGACCGGGAACGGGGCTTTGCGAACCTTTACCTTGACGAAACCAAAAACTTTACCCCGACGCAGGGGCAGGCCGTTAAGTTGACAACCCCGCTCAAAAGCGGTTTATTGTCAACCTACAACTTTTCAAGGACCACGACATCGCTGACCTACACAGGCACAACGGGGGCAGCCCTTCGCATTGCTGCATCCATGGTCTTGACGCAGGGCAACAACCACCAAATCAAAGTCTACATCGCCAAGAACGGCACAACGATTGACCAGTCAATGACGGAAAACACGACGAGTCATAGCAACGGCCATGCCATTTATACGGAGGCATACGTTACGGGTGCGGTCAACGATGAGTTCACCATCTACGTCAACGCAATCAATAGCGGTGCAAGTATCGCAATTTCAGCCCTTTCATTTACCATCCACACGCTATGAGTAATAAATCTACTCAACACTTCACCCAATGGTTGGGGATAGAACACAAGGTCCCAGTAATGCTGGAGAATCGTTCCGGCAAATACATCACCTACGGCTTTGCGAATGAATACCCCTACTACCTCCTTGACAACTATCGCAGGAGCAGCAAGCACAATGCCATCGTCAACGGCAAGGTGAACTACATCATGGGCGGAGGATGGCAGGCAGGGGATGACTTGACCGTAGAGCAGCAGGCCCGCTTTATCAAGTTTTTCGACGGACTTTCCAGCACGGAGGATCTGAACGACATCACCGAGAAACTGGTCTTGGACTTGGAAATCTTCAACGGCTTTGCGATTGCGGTTACTTGGTCCAAACTTGGGACCATCGCCAAGATGGAGCATATCCCGTTCGAGAAAATCCGGGTGGACAAGGAAGAAAAGATGTTTCAGGTGGCCGACTGGTACAACGATGACATGATGCAGTTGTTCCCGAAGGTGGGCGACATCGAGAAAATCCCTGCCTTCGACCCGGAGAACCGCCTCGGTAAGCAGTTGTTTTATTACAGGGTCTATGCTGCTGGCGTGAAGCACTATCCTCTCCCCGAATACATCGGAGGGAACGCTTGGATTGAGGCAGACGTGCAAGTGGCGAACTTCCACAACAACAACCTGCGCAACAACTTTTGGGGCGGTTACTTGATAAACTTCAACAACGGCATCCCGACCCCCGAAGAACAGGGGGACATTGAGAGGCAGATTAAACGCAAGTTTTCGGGAACCGACAACGCTGGTCGCTTTGTGGTAACCTTCAACGATGATGCAGCCAAGGCCCCGACGCTGGAACCGCTCACACCGAGCGACATGGATAAGCAGTTCGAAATCCTGAACAAAGCCATCCAGCAAGAGATATTCATCGCACATCGTGTAACGAATCCAGCGTTATTCGGTGTCAAAACCGAGGGCCAACTCGGAGGAAGGACTGAATTAGTCGAGGCTTACGAGTTGTTTAAAGCCACCTACGTCAACGACCGGGTCCGCAAGGTGGAGCGGATGATCAATTATTTGGGATCCTTCAATGGCGTTGAGGGTATGGAACTTATCCCGGTGGAACCAATTACCGAGCGACTAAGCGAACAAGCCCTGTTGCAGATTATGACACAAGACGAACTGCGTGAGAAAGCAGGTCTGCAACCCTTGGAGAAACCTGCCGACGTGGTTGGACCTAATCCCCAACCCGATGAGCAACCGCAAACCGTGGAGCAACTTGCCAGCAACGACAACATCAAGAAGTTGTCAGGCCGTGAGTACCAAAATCTGATGCGTATCGTCAGGCAGTATATGCAGGACAAAATCACGCTGGAAATGGCTCGGACCATGTTGTCAGCTGGATTCGGTTTGTCTGCCCAAGAGATTGACACGATGCTGGGCGTTCAGTCCCAAGAGTTCAGCGAACCGACTTGGGGCCAAGATGACGACGAGGACTACGGATGGGGCGAGGAAGAATTCAAGGTCTTGGAAGTGGTTGCAAGTAAGTTTGGAAGCCATGCAGACGATTACCACGTCATGCACTCCAAGCCAATGCGGTTTGACTCCAACATAGACGAAAACATCCGCTTGGCCTTTGCCGAACTGGGCGAGGAAGAAGTCGAACTGGACAAGAAGATTGAGGCGTATCGCAAGAAGAACCGGGAAGCCAGCGTTGAAGAAATGGCAAAGGAGTTCGGGGTCAGCAAAGCCAAGGTCGCCAAGCGAGTCGCCTACCTAATCACAAAGGACCGCTATCCTATCAGCCGGGCCGTGGACAAGATAGCCGAGCAGAACCTTCCAAAGAATGTCAAGGAAGTTGCCGAGCCAGTCTTGGAGGTGCGTTACAAGTATGCATGGGCGACAGGGTTCAGCAACAAGGACAAAGGCTCCAGCCGTGAGTTCTGCAAGGTCATGCTTGACTTGGCTGGGCAGGGCAAGGTTTACACCCGTGAGGACATCGACGGGATTTCTGCGATTATGGGCTACTCGGTTTGGAATCGCAGGGGCGGTTGGTATCACACGCCCAGCGGAGTGAATCGGCCGCAATGCAGGCACGTATGGGAGCAGCAGTTGGTAATCCGCAAAGGCAATAAAATCAGCAAGGCATGAAGGCACTCTTTATAAGCGAAGAAACGCTACTGGACAATAGCATCATCAACGAGAACGTATCCTACACCCAGATACGTCCTACGGTTGTCAAGGTGCAGGAGATGCGGATTCAGCCCATCGTTGGCTCTCCGTTGTATGGGGAATTGGTTACGCAGGTCGTCAGCGGTTCAACGTCTGCCCTGAACCAAACGCTCTTGGAGGACTACATTCAGCCTGCAATGATTCAATGGCTTTACTACGAGTTGCCAATGGTGTTGGCCTTCAAGTACATGAACAAGGGGATGGTCCGTAGAACAAGCGAAGAGTCCTCCCAAATGAGCATGGAGGAAATCACGCGGCTCACGGATAAGGTCAAGAACGATGCCGAGTGGTACTCCGAACGCATTACCCGCTACCTCATGGAGAACCGCAACTCCTATCCCTTGTGGAACTCGCCTCCGTCTGCTTTGGATACGATTTACC